GGGCGGCTGTCGTGACGATGATCAACAAGACGATTCAATTCATAGACGCAAAGAAGACTCTTCACTCATTCGAGGACATGGCACTTTGCGCAGAAACGATCTTCGAAGTCTTCCCGGTTTTGAAACTCGAGGAATTGAGGCTAATTTGCGAGAGGATGAAGCAAGGATACTACGGCAACTTTTTCGGGCGACTCAAGATTCAGGAGTTCCGCGATTGCATCATCAAGCACGAAGCAGAACGCGCGCCTCTCTTGGAGCAACAACACAAGACGGTAAGTCGAGGAGCCGAAGACCCGCACAACGTAAAGCCTTACGACCCCGAACAAGCTCGCCTCGAATGGCGCATGAAGAACAACCCCTTCTTGATACCCGGAAAGAATGACAGTGGCAAAGGCGAAAGCTAAACTCGACAAAATATTCTCGCAGTTCATCCGGCTGCGTGCGGTCAACGATGAAGGGTGGGGAGCTTGTTTTACTTGCGATCGCTTGCGCCATTACAAGAGCGCAGACGCAGGGCATTTCATGGTGCGTCAGAAGATGCCCACCCGATTCGATGAACTCAACGTTCAATTCCAGTGCAAGGCTTGCAACGGATTCGAAGGGGGCGCACAATACGAATTCGCGAAACGTCTCGATCAACTACACGGAGAAGGCACAGCGGATCGGCTTGTTCGGTTGAGCAACGAAACAAAGCGATTCAGCGTTCACGAACTGGAGGCACTTTGCAAAATATATAAAGAGAAGGTAAATGAACTCAGGAAGTCGAAAGGGTTGGAATAGCTTTTTGACAAAGCATTATTCAAAACTTGTTCGCATCGCTCGACGATGGACGGACAGCCCTTCCGACCTTGTACACCACACTTATCTTCGATGTTTAGACAAACGCTTTCCCGATGGGGATAGTGAAAACCCGCTCGGGTACTTTGTCAAAGCTATGTACACCGAAGCGACACGAGGAAAATTCAAAGACTTATATCACGTAACAGATGCCGACCCCAAAGAACAAGCCTTCGAAAGCGATTGGACAAAAGCCATTCAACGAGAGCAAATGCAACTCATCCTCGACCGCCTCTCCTGGTTTGATAGAACCATCTTCTCTTTATACCTGCAAGGGTGGAACATGGCTGACGTATCTCGACGGTCTCGCATTGGAGAATCGACCCTTTATCGCTCACTACACATCACCCGAAAAATCCTGAAAGATGTTCTTCGTAACGGCACAAAAGAGGACTGACCGACTTAATATCTGCAAAGGCTGCGAACACTTCGTCGACAAGACCAAGAGTTGCGGAGACCTCGTGACAGAAGCCTTCACCGACTCGGGGTTGTGCGGTTGTCATATGCCCACGAAGACCCGTCTCAAGGTTGCCTCCTGTCCTCTCGGTAAGTGGGAAGCAGAAATCAAACAAGCAGACATCGACGCGATCAAGACCTTTCTCAAAACAGAGAACCAATTCAGAACAAACGGACAGCTCGCGAAGCTTTATTCGAAGGTCACAGGAACGAACACCCAAGCAAGTCAATGCAGTTCGTGCAACCGTCGAATGCTTGCAGAGCTTCAGAAGCTAATAAACGAAACAGAATGAGTTACACTACAACGGAACGCGAGAAGATAGCGGAGAACATCCGACAATTCCTCAAACAAGACAGGAAAGAGAAGTTTGAACATCAGCACTTTGGAGGCGATCCCTTCCTCGTAAAGCGGGTTCTTCCCATGACCCCATACGACAAAGAGACCCTGGAGAATATCGCACGAGATGTTGAAGGCAGGATCTTACACCCATGACCCATGGCTCGCTATTCTCAGGAATCGGAGGCTTTGACCTCGCGGCTGAATGGTCAGGGTTTACCAACCTCTTTAATTGCGAATGGGAAGAATTCCCTCGCAAAGTCCTTAAGCATCACTTCCCCAATGCAGAACAATTCGGAGACATCAAAGAGTTCAACGCGACAGCTTACTCTGGAAGACTTGATATCATCTCCGGAGGGTTCCCCTGTCAACCATTTAGCGTTGCAGGAAAACGAAAGGGATCTGAAGACGAACGCCACCTGTGGCCGGAGATGCTTAGAATTATCGGAGAGTGTGAACCCCGTTGGGTCGTGGGCGAGAACGTTCGCGGGCTTGTTAGTTGGTCGGACGGATTGGTATTCGAAACGTGTTGCACTGACTTGGAAGCTCTCGGGTACTCCGTCCAATCGTTTGTTGTTCCAGCTTGTGCCACAGGCGCACCCCATCGCAGAGACAGAGTTTGGATTGTTGCTCACTCCGACCACGAGCGAGAGGAGCGAACACCCCGACGAAATGAGAGCGAGAGCAGAAGCGAAGGGATACAAGAACGGGACGAAGTACAACAGTTTGATGTCTCAGATACTGTACGGAAAAATGCTCCCGACACCAATAGCACAAGAACACGACAAGATAACAGGAAAAGAGAACCAGGACAGCTTGACCAAAAGAGCGAGAGAAATGACTGGGAAAACTTCCCAACTGTCCCCCCTGTTTGTGGAGGAGATGATGGGCTTCCCAAAGAATTGGACGGTATTACCTTTCCAAAGTGGAGAAGAGAATCAATCAAAGGATACGGCAACGCAATAGTTCCTCAAGTCGCTCATCGTATATTTGAATCAATTAAAGACTATGAGAAACGCAAGAAAAGCCCTCCTCCATGCGAAGAACTTCCTTCTCATTACGGAGAACGATAAAGCAATTCGACTTCATGCCGGGGACGATCCCGCCACTTTACTTCTAACCTTAGCCGTCCACAACGATGAATTCCGATACACCCTTGAAGCCGTTATTGAGCAAGCCAATGAAACTCTCGGAGATAACTCCGAACGCGAAGAACCCCCGACTGATTAAAGAAGAGCGATTCAAAAAGTTGGTTACCAGCTTGGAGAACCTTCCAGACTTTACCGCGATTCGTTCGATTATATTAGACGAAGACAAGAATATTATCGGGGGAAATATGCGCTACCGCGCGATGAAGCACCTCGGATGGAAGACGGCTATCGTTCAAGTGTATGACCGTGAATATCACGCGGAAACAAAAGCGGCTATCGAGTTGGGTAAATCATACGAAGATGTCTGTCGAGAGATGGTCATCCGTGACAACGTAGCATTCGGAGAACATGACTTCGACATACTCGCGAACGAATACGATCCACTTGAACTTGATGAATGGGGTCTCGATGTATGGCAACCCGAAGAAGAAGAGGTCGCAGGATTGACCGACCCCGACGAAGTACCCGAAGCACCGGAAGAGCCAAAGACCAAACTCGGTGACCTCTATATCTTGGGAGAGCATCGTTTGCTTTGTGGAGACTCTACGAAGGCGGAGGACGTGGAGAAGCTAATGAACGGAGAGAAGGCGAATATAGTTTTTACCGACCCCCCGTATGGGGTAGATTATCATTCACAAAACGGAACAATGTATTATGGGAATGGCAAAAAAGGAAAGGAGCGCGAAAGGATAAAGGGTGACGGTAATACAAACCTATACGCTAGCACCCTTCCGATTATGTCTCAATTTGTCACGGGTCCGATGTACGTTTTTTGTGGCGCGGGCACTGAATTAGACGTGCTAACAGCGTTTAAAATGAATAAAATAGAACACGTGAATACGCTCATTTGGGATAAAATGAGATTTGGAGGGCAAGCAATAGGGGCCAATTATAAACCATGCTTTGAGTTGTTCTATTACTTATTGCCGAAAGGTAACAAGCGCAATTGGGCAGGTCCAAACAATGAGGAAACAATATGGAGGCTGAAGCGAGACTCAAAAACAGACCTGCACCCAACACAAAAGCCTGTAGAATTAGCAGAGAAGGCGATAAAAAACCACCACTCGTCTTGTGTTCTCGATTTGTTTCTCGGTAGCGGATCAACCCTAATCGCAGCAGAGAAGACCGGGCGCAAATGTTACGGGATGGAACTAGACCCGAAATATTGCGACGTAATCGTTAAACGATGGGAGGACTTCACAGGTAAAAAGGCAGAGCTATGGAAGCCGTGAAGACCAACACATCCAACACTAAAAAAGAAGCGATGCTCGAAGCCCTCGAGAAGTCTTTGGGTATTGTATCCACAGCCGCGAAGATGGTAGGTATCGACCGCTCGACCCATTACGCATGGCTCAAGGCAGACGAGGAATACAAGAGCGCGGTCAACTCCATTCAAGACGGCGTTCTCGACTTCGCAGAATCGCACCTTTACAAGCTCGTGAAGGAAGGCAACCCAGCCGCGACGATCTTCTTCTTGAAGACTAAAGGCAAGAAGCGCGGTTACATCGAACGGCAAGAGATAGAGGTTCAAGAGAAGAAGCCGCTCTCATGGTTGGATGAATAAACTCCCCGCGACATATTACCACGTCAAAGAATGTAAGTCAAAGATTCAAATCCACCAGGGCGGCACGCGTAGTGGAAAGACCTATAGCATAATCACAGCACTCATTGAGCTGTGTCAGAAGAACTCGGGTCTTGTCATTACGATATGCCGAAAGACATTCCCAGCACTTCGTGCAACCGCGATGCGGGACTTCTTCGAGATACTCAACAACGAGGACATCTACAACCCCGACCTTCACAACAAGAGCGATGCGACCTATCAATTGTGGGGCAATATGGTTGAGTTCATCAGCATCGAT